GTCCACTCTAAAGGAGATTTACCATGTCAGCAAAACGCAGTAACTCACGAACCGGCAGGAAACCCATGAGTGCTTATGCAAAACTTCGCAAACAGCACTATGATAAGCAGTATCGTCTCGATATTGCCATCTTTGGGCATTCTCGTCTGTTCGAGAGGATGCGTGAAGCAGGAAGACTTTCTGATGACGGCCAGCTGATCCAACGTAGAAATTACGGAGGACAATTCAGCACCGGCTATCAGAGTCGCACAAGTGCAACCCCGGAAGAATTAAACCACTTCCTGGATGACCTCGTGTGCGCGCCTTCTACCATTCGGTTCTGCCGTACGTGTCGCCAAACATATTCGAAATGTGTTTGCTGGAATGAATTTTCCAGATTCGATTTCAAACTCGTTAGCGATACGATAGGCGGAGCCCGAGTCGACGATGGTTGTTTTCCAACCACCGATCAGATGCTTGAGGATCTTAGAGATAAGGTCCCTGGGCAACTTTTTGACTCTCTCTTCGAGTTCAATGATATGTACAAGAAGAAGGATGGCGACAATGAGTAACTCTTCGATGCGAGTGGGCAAGATCGTTAGCCGAGAATTGCTCCTCGGCAAATCCGTCTGCTCAGTGTGCGGCCGGCCCGCGAGTGTTGATCACACCGTGGACCCTCAAGTCCTCCTAACGTACCTCGAACCCGTTTTCAAATGGGCTCAAGGCGACATATTTGACTTCCCAGTCAATTGTGGCGTCAGGTATCTCAAAGAGGGAATACAGCGTGGGGAGAGCTGCGACGTTGCCTTGCGAAAGGTTCTGTCGCTAATTTTCTCGCGAAACGACACATAAGGCAGTTTTATCCCGATAAAGGAGCCCTACCATGGTTATCCGCAAAAGTATTGATAGACGCAGGCGACAGGTGCGTCAAAGCATCTGTAAGTCCTGTCTGTCTCTGCTAACTGCGGTAGCCTTAGTGGTTGGGCCTCTGATTTGGGAGCGGATCGTCAGCATCGCTGACCTGTTGATGAACGTTCCCTCTACTTGGGGGAACTAAATTGACTACGACAGCGGAAAAGTTGATTGAGGTGGATCGCACCCTACGCTTCATGACGCCCTACAACCCGGGGACCGACCCGATTCGGGGAACTATCGTCGTTCTGGTTGGCCAGTACTTCGTGCACAGAGAACAACTGAGCCTGATAAAGGCTCACGAGTATTCTGGGTTTGGAGTACAGCCACCGCGGCGAGAGAACCCTGTCTTGGTTTACGTTCTCGAGACTGGACGGGTTAATGGAACGGAAGTGTTCACCTACCATCTTCTAGATTGGCCACATCGATGGGTTAAAGGCCTCGCGGCAAGGTGGTCTCTTATCTTCCCGGCCCTGCGGAAAATTCCGTGGGTGCCGGTGAAAGAGATACCGCCCGACCGTAAAGTCAAACCTGTCAAAATTGGCCCGAAGGTGGACCTCAATCACCGTGACGTCGTGGAGCACTTGCGACGTGCACGAGCCTCTGCGTTGAGAAAACTCACGCCGAGACGGAGTGTTAACTTGCGTTTTCCAAGATTACCAGTTCGCACACGTACGAATCCGGAGACCATTACCTGGAAGTTGTTCCAAGCGGTGCGGGATTATTGGACGCCTCTTTATGAGGTGCCGACAAATCCTTTGCGCTACTATAGGAGCTTCTCCAGTACTAATACTCCGGGTTTTCGCGGAATGCGAAAGGGGAGCCTGCCGGTTAATCCGTACAGTCTCGTCTTGAAACTCGTCGATGACCCGATGGGCCATGATCTGCGCGTTTGCACAGATGGTGGCGAGTACGGTCTCCAGAATTCGGCGGATTACTATTCTCCGTCGAGCTACATTCCGGGTGTTAACATTCCTGCGGGGCCCGTCCATGATGGACTGGCTCATAATAAGGCTTTAGCGAGCTTGATCAGAAGGGCCGACGGTTTCGTTGGCCTCAATGGCAACTTGGCGCAAGATCTTGCTCAGTTCGGACAGCTGACGCGTATGGTTGGCGATTCTGTCAACCGTATTAATCGGTCGATCCGGCTGGTCAAGAAAGGGCGACTTGATGCCGCTTGGAGTGCGTTAGTGACTCCTACGACAAGCTCGCGGGGCCTTGGGTACCGCGTTAGTGGAGAGTTCGGCAAACGACCCAAAAAGTCTAAGTCTGCTCTTCCAATCGATCTGAGACTTGACCCTAAAGGTCAGGTGCGTAAGGTCGACCTGGATGTTGGCCGGGATGTCTCCCCTCTAAAGAGCGTGGCCGAAAATTGGCTTGCGCTGCAATATGGGTGGAAACCTCTCCTGTACGACATTCACGGTGCCCTTCAGGCGATCGCCGATTATATGGTTAGATCACCTGAGGTTGTGAGAACCGCGCGCGGTAAAGGCAACACTATCCTGAAAACGAGCCTAGACAATACGATCTCTAGTCATTATACACAGAAGACCGGAGTGATGAAAGTCACGACGAAAACCTTCTGCACAATTGGCATTAGATTCACGGTCGATAGCTCGCTACGGGTGTTTGCTGCCCAAACCGGTTTTACAAATCCCATAAATCTGGCATGGGAAGTGCTTCCGTACAGCTTCGTCAGTGACTGGTTCTTGCCTATAGGCCCATACCTCGAGACGCTTAGTGCGTTCGACGGGTTGAAGTTCCTAGACGGCTTCGAGTCTAACAAGACGGTGCAGTATACTTCATCGGTTCAGAATTACAATGGCAAATTTCCAATCAATGGCTACCCACATGTGACAATCGATCTAAAGGGAAACTATTGGAGAACCTGGGTGATCGTCAATCGGACGAAGCTTTTTAGCTTCCCGGTTGCTAATTTTCCAGACTTCAAGAATCCCCTCTCGGTGACTCACGTGTTAAATGGGCTTGCGTTGTTGAGGGCTGCCTTTAAGTAGTTCGTCCAGATACCGATTCATCGATTGAAATCGAGGAACAACATCCATGGCTCTCAGAGCTGATGTTAAGCTGTCCACTATCCTATCGCCGACTGAATTGACTACGTCGGCGACTGTGGGTGTGGATAAGACGTTTGGCCCCGAACGCGAAATCGCGCCTGGGGTTATACGTTACGTTGACCGATCCGGCGGTATTGCGGTCGGTTATCCGTGGTTCACCTTTGCACTGCGTCCGCCTACCAAGGCGAGCAATGTGTATCGGGCGAGCCTTAAAGTTGGGGTCCCCACTTTGGCCACTGTAACTGCTTCGACGTCATCCGGGATAATCCCGTTGGCGCCTGTCGCTTATATGCATGGCTTCATTGGGGAATGGCTGTTGCCTTCGGTGGGTACCGCTGCTGAAAGAGCCTTGCTCTACAGTATCGTTCGCTCCCTGATGGCAACTACTATCACTGCTTCCGATGCGGCACCTACCGATCCAACTGGTAGCCCGGTCGTGGCGGCGGTAGCAACCTTCGAACCGCCGTATTAGCGGCTAAGAAAGGAGCCAGCCCCTATCATGTCTTCTAAGAAGCGTGACAAGAGCGACTTTCTAAAGGAGCTCAAAGCTTTTCGTGTACCCTCAGAAGTGACTTCCGAGGCCGTATTTCTATTTCTTGAATCCCTGGATTGTCCTAGGGCTCTTACGGTGAGTATGCTCTACCAGTATGGTGAGCATGCTCAACTTGCGGAGCTCAAGTTTGATCCGCTCCACTATGATACTTTGGTGGGGTTGCGGGATGCTTACGCAGCGACGGCGTTCATGTCGAAAGCCAAGTTCTTAAAACTTGGATACGATCTGGATGTTCGTGCGTTTGAGAAGTTCTCGAAATTTGAGCTTCTCTGTAAGTCAACGAATCTCTCATTGGACCATCTGGCCACCAACCCTCTTTTCAAAGGGCCAGTCGTTTACCTGCATAACGCAGTTATTCGTAAAATCAGTCAGATTGTCGGGGAGATGACTTATCAAGATCTAGTCGATGCGGCCAATTGGGGCCCTGGTTCTACGACAGTTATACCTCGTCGTTTTGCCAGTGCGGCCAATAAGTTCCAGTTTGAAACTGGAGCTACACGCAGGCTACTTAACCTTCTCCCAATCGATGCCTTCCGGGATTCTTATCCTGCCTGGTTTACCGATGTCTCGAAGCTTGAAGGTTTTTCGTTCAAGTTGGAGATAGGGAATAAGGTTACTACTGTCCCTAAGGATGCGACTGCTAACCGTGTCATCGCCATTGAGCCAGGGTTCAATCTCTGGTTTCAAAAGGCTATTGGCATGTATATGCGGAAACGCCTTTTTAGGTATGGGATCGACTTAAACTTTCAGAGTATGAACCAGTCGCTGGCACTTGAGGGTTCCAAATTCCTCAGGTTGGCAACGATTGACTTCTCCTCTGCGAGCGATAGCGTCTGTCGGAACGTCGTTCGAGAGCTCTTTAGTTCTCGGATGTTCGCTTTGATGGACGCGTGCCGATCTCATAACGGCGTTCTGAACGGCGAAACGGTGCGATGGGAGAAGTTCTCCAGTATGGGGAACGGCTTCACATTCGAAATCGAGTCGCTGATATTCTACGCAACGGCTTTATGCTGCGCAGAGTACTTGCAGATTCCGCTCTCGAAAGGGAGCGGGAACACTGTAAGTGTTTATGGAGATGATGTTATTATCCCCATAGATTGTTTAGAACTTTTCGCTGAGATGTGCCGCTTCTATGGCTTCACAATGAACATGAAGAAAAGTCATTTCGCTTCATGCTTCCGTGAGAGCTGTGGTAAGCACTATTACTCAGGTATCGAGGTAACTCCCATCTATCTGAAAGATAGACTATCCACCATTCCGGCCGTTTATCGGTTCGCGAATGCCGTTCGCAAGCTGGCGCACAGGAGGAATTCGTACCTCTCCTGTGATGCTCGTTTTCAACGGCTTTTCGATTATCTAGCGTCTGTCGTCCCGCGAAAGTTTCGTTTGCGGATCGACCTTCAACTAGGTGATGGAGGTTTCATCAGTAATTTTGATGAGGCTGCCCCCACAAGGACTTCGCAGTGGTACGTCACCCCGAAAGGGTTGCGCGTACTTTCAGGTACCGAAGGGTACCATGTGAAGCACCTGACGGATAAAGGTAAAACCTTTAAAAGTGGAGTATATGGGCTTTTACTAGCTCATTTGTGGGCTCTCGAACGAAGAGGTCTAAAGACTAGCCTCTTCCGAAGCCGTATCCATCTTTACGAGATCATGAGTCCCCTTGAATCTAAGGTCCAGGTACTAGCTCCGAACTGGCGCGAATACCTGTCACCGTGGGGGTTTAGTAGACTTCATCCGTTCCTCCTTCAGACACGGCTCCGAGAAATCGAAGCATTGGCTGTGGGGGATCTGCCAGAGACTAATAATGATGTCCCTGTTCCAGGTAAATCGGTAATGAAGTTCTCGTTAGGTTGGGTTGCACAGTGGTACGATTTGGGCCCATGGCAGTAATGCTGTAGGGTTACAAGTCAGTAGTCACTGCTGATCTTTAACGGGTCAGTTCCGGCTCTGTTCCTTTCCAAAAGTTAGGAGCACCCTGGGGGGAGATATTCTCCTTAAATGGTTG